CGCGTCGTCCACCACTGGCTGGTGCCCCAGCTCGAGGCGATCTACGAGCTGCGCTTCATCCACGACTCCTACGCCAACCGCAAGGGCAAGGGCAGTCACGCGGCCGTGCGGCGCCTGCAGCAGTTCGTCCGCGAGGTCGACAGCGGTCAGGGCGGCGGCTGGTATCTGCAGCTCGACATCCACAACTACTTCAACAGCATCCATCGCGGGACGCTGTGGCAGATCCTCAAGCCCGTGCTGGTCCGCGCACAGTTGCCGGAGATCGTGCTGCGGGCGACGCATTCGCTGCTTCGCCATCCACCCGTCCAGCCGGGGACCGTCGTTCGGGCCTCGGCGGAGGAGATCGCATTGGTGCCGGCGCACAAGCGCCTGGTCAATGCGCCGCCGGGCTGTGGCCTGCCGATCGGCAACTTGAGCAGCCAGTTCCTCGCGAACGTCTACCTCGATCGCCTCGACCAGTTCGTCAAGCACTCGCTGAAGGCCAAGCGCTACCTGCGCTACGTCGACGACTTCGTGCTGGTACACCATGACCGTGAGCAGCTCGCTGCCTGGCAGCAGCAGATCGAAGCCTTCCTCTCGCGCGAGCTGCGTCTGTCGCTGAAGCCTGGCGCGCTGCTCCGGCCGCTGGGCGACGGCATCGACTTCCTGGGCTACGTGGTACGGCCAACGCACACGCTCGTTCGCAAGCGCGTCGTCGCGCATGCCCGTGCTGCGCTCGCGGACTGGGAAGGGCAACACGTCAAGCCCGGCGTGATCCGTGCCACGCCAGAAGCGCTCCAGCGCATCCAGGCGACGGCGGCGAGCTACGCCGGGCATCTGCGCCATGCGAATAGCCAGCGCCTGCATACAGGACTGCAGAAGCGCTTTCCGTGGCTGCCCAGTGCAACCCGCCGCCGGAAATTCAACTGCCGCCTGGCCGGAAAGAATCTGCACATCAAATTCGGAGATCCGCGCAATGTCACCTGAAACCCTCGACCGCCTCGAAGCCCAGGCGGCCAAACAGATCGGCAAGGAGATGTCCACGCCGGTCGCAGTGAACCCGGGCGATCTTCGCGACCTGATCGCCTGCTACCGCAAGCACGGCGCCATGCCGACCAACGAGAAGGAACACGCCCAATGAGCAGCACCTCCCAGCCGTCCTACGCTTTTCCGCCGACCACCGATGCCGTCGTCACGCAGTGGTGGGAGGTGGCGGCGTCGTTCGACACCCGCACCGATCTGCCGCGCAGCATGGCGGTTTGCGCACACGACGCCGCCGGCAACCCCGCGCCGTTCTACACGTCGACGTGCATCGAGGTCATGCTTCCCGGCGGGACCCCGATGCCGCTGGACTTTCCCGCGGTCCTGAACATGCAGCGCATCGACTTCCCGGTGCAGTGGCGCATCAACAAGCCGCCGACCGTCGACCCGTTGACCTTCTCGATCTTCGGCGTTGGCGATACCGGGAACCAGGCGGAGTAAGCCATCGCATGCGCGCAACCTGCCCGGACTGCGGTGCCACCGCCCACGTCTCGGCGTTCTTCGCGGACGACGACGGCAAGCGGCTGGTGAATGCCGTGGTCGATATGCCACCCGAGCTGCAGCGGCCGGCGCTGGGCTATCTCGGCCTGTTCAAGCCGGCCAAGAACGCGCTTTCCGTGCCGCGCGCGACGCGCCTGGTGCAGGAGCTGCAGAAGCTGGTGGCCACGGGCACGGTCAGCCGCGACGACCGCACGGGCATGCGCCGGCAGGCCGCGCCGACGATGTGGGCCGAGGGCATCGAGCAGATGCTCTCCAACCGCAACGGGCTGACGCTGCCGCTGGCGAATCACAACTATCTGCGCGCCGTGGTCTTCGGCATTGCCGACCAGGCAGACGCCCGTGCCGAACGCGCGCAGGAGCAGCAGAGGCAGACGGGCCAGCACCGCACGTCCGCCGGTCCGACGAAGCGCGAGCTGACGCCGCGCGAACGATTCGAGAACCACGTGGCATGGCTGCGACAGCAGCACGGCTACGGCGCCAGCACCAGGGAGGAGCTGGATCACGCGATCGCCGAAGCGAGGGTGCGCTTCGGAATCGCCACAGACGAGAGCACTCCATGACCTTCCGCTTCAACAACCTGCAGCCCGTGCGCGTGCGCCTCACCGAGAAGATCGGCTGGGTGAACGCGCGCTACGACGTCGCCAACGGCGGCAAGTACTACAACGTCGCGCACACCACCGCCGGCGGCGACTACACGCGGCGCTGGTACGCCGAGCATGAACTGATCGCCCTGTCCGTCGGCGAGACGCTGCAGCCGCCCGGGATCAGCTACATCGATCCGCCGGGGCCGCCGCCGGGCGGCGAAGACCCGCCGGGCGACCCGCTGCCGGGCGGCTGACCGATCGCTTACACGACCACGCAACCAGCGGCCGGCCATCGCCGGCCGCTCATCGAGACGAGCATGGGCAAACAGCAAGACCTCCTCCAGGGCGACGCCAGCGAGCTGATCGACGACATCCTGCGTGCGGATGACGAGGATCTGCCGCGGGAGCGCTGGCCGCAGCAGCTGGCCGAGCTGGTCGACGTGACGGTGCAGGCGCTGAAGCGCGAGCGCGTCCCGGACGAGGAAGCCGTGCGCCTGGCCGAAGTGATCGTGCTGGCGCAGGCCAGGTATCTCGGCGGCGACCGGATCTACCTGCCGAAGGGCGACGCACTGGCCACGGCGTTGACGCATGCCCGCATCTTCCACGAGCATAACGGCCGCAATGCACACGAGCTGGCGAGGGCCTACGGCCTATCCGTACGCCAGATCCAGTACATCTATGCCAAACAGCTGCGCTACCGCCGTGGTCGGCGTCAGCCCAAGCTATTCCCGGAGACCTGACATGCGCGCAGTTGCTAGTACATTGGCTTTGATCGCGGTTACGGCGTGCAGCGGACCTACGCAACAGGTCGACGTGCTGGCCCCCGGACTTACCCTCGATCTGAAGCAGACCGCCGCACTTGGAGTAGCGACCGAGCAGTGCAGCGGCATCGTTACCTACCTGCCGGACACACGAATCGTGTCGGTGGAAGAACAGAGCGGTGCTGACGAGTTCGTGTTCAAACTTCCGGAAAACCCGGTGCGAGTGCCGGGGGAATACCTAGCGGCCGGCAACACATGTTACGTCACCGTCAGGAATGGGCACGCATTCGTCGCAAAGCGTGCCTGTGCCAGCGTCTGCAAGGAACATCGGGTCACTGACGACCCGCCAACAGGTTCGCTGGAATACCCACTAGATTGACCGAAGGCCCCGCAATGCGGGGCCTGTCATTTTGCAGCGGATGAAGTTTCTCGCCTCGTTCGCGCGCGCATGCATGAGCAGACTCCGTACTGCTCTGGCGGTCACGTGGTGGTGGCGCCGGTGCCCCCGCCGGCGGCGTAATGCCGCCAGCATCTCACACGGAGCCCGCATGAACCGCACGTCCGAACTGACCGCCAAGCTGCGCGACGCCGCGCGCGCCTACCCCCTGCTCGTGCTGTTCCTGATCACGATCGCGGTGGTCCTGCTGCTGAACCCGGCGAAAGCGGGTCTCGCGCTGTGGGGCGTCAGCAAGATCGCCCTCTGCGCGTACCTCGGCTACTGGGTCGATCGCCTGACGTTCCGGCCGGAAGATCGGCCGCACCTCCTCGAGGGCATCTCGCGCGGGGCGGCGTGGAAGCGGCGATCGCTGATCGTGGCGGCCGCGATCCTCGCCGGCGGCCTGATCCCGTGACCGTGCCCATGCGCCGCCACACGGATCGCACGCGCCTGCAGCGGTCGCTGTGGGCGCTCATGCTCGCCGCGGCCATCGTCTCGGGCCTGCTGGCGATCGCGCTGCTGCTTCCGCAGCCGGCGCATGCGGCAGAGGCACCCGTGCGCGTGCCCGAGCATGCCGTGACGTACCGCCTGCGCATCGAGCGCGAGGCTGCCCGCAACTTCGGGCTCGCCGGCGATACGGTCGTCGCGCGCCTCGCCGCGCAGATCCACCAGGAGAGCGGCTGGCGGCCGGATGCGGCCAGCCCCTACGCCTACGGCCTGACGCAGTTCACGCCGGCGACGGCGAAGTGGCTGCCGAGCGTGTGTCCGGACGTCGGCGAGCCCGACGTGTGGGACGCCACCTGGGCCATCCGCGCGCAGTCCTGCTACATGGCGTGGCTGTACCGGCGCGCCGGTCGTGTCGGCGCGCAGCCCTACGACGATTGCTCCCGCTGGAATTTCGCCTTCCGTGCCTACAACGGCGGCGAGGGCTGGCTGATGCGCGAACGTCGTCTCGCACTCAACGCAGGCGCGAACCCGAATGCGTGGCGGGAAGTAGAGGGCTTCCGCAGCCGCGCCGGCTGGGCGCATCGCGAGAACACGGACTATCCGCGCCGCATCCTGCTGCGGCTGGAGCCGGCCTACATCGCCGCCGGCTGGCCAGGCGAGCCGGTGTGTCCGTGACGACAGCGCCCGCGCACACGAATCCGAACGCCTGCAGCGCCTGCGGGCGTTCTTCCATCGAGGCAATCGCATGATCCGCACCGCCTACGCCACCGCGCGCACGACCGGCCTGCTGCCCGCCATCGGCTGGACGATCCTGATCGTCGGCGTGATCGCCTTCACCGCCGGCCTGTGGGGCGGATACGAATGGCGGAAGGGCCGGGACGCGATCGCCGATGCGGACACCCTCCGGAGTCAGCAGCGCGCCGATCGGCAACTGATCGGCGAACTGCATGAGGCGGCCACGAAGGCCGTTCAGCGCGACGCCGACAACGCGGAGGCCTACCGAAAGGCCGCCGAACGCCTGGGCGCGATCGCGTCCGAACTGGAGACGACCAATGCACGCAACCGCGCACACGCCGCGCAGCAGCGCCAAGACCTGGCTGCGCTGCTGCGGCGCAATCCTGATTTGGCTCGCGTCGATGTCGGCCCTGACGTCATGCGCCACTGGAACCGCAGCAATCAAGGGGCCGCCGGTGGCGCCATCACCGCCCCCGCCATCGATCGACAGCAGCCTGCGGACACCGTGCCCGGACGAGCTGCCCCCAGTCACGGACAGCAGCCTGCCGGCCCTGCTGGCGAACCACGACGAGGGCGCGGCGATCTACCACGAGTGCAAGGCCGGCAAGGCCGCGCTGATCCGCGCGACGGACGAATGGGAGCGCACCGCGTGGCGCTGGTACTGCGATGCGCTGGATGCGGTGGGGCTGGACAGCACCGAATGCAGGGCGGGGCTTGAGCGGCTCCAATGATCGACGACGCGGAGATGGCGGCGCAGATCGATGCGCTGGCGATGGAGCGCTTCGAGGCCGGCCGCACCGGCATCGTCGCCGCGGCGCCCGCGCATCCGGTGGCATGCGCCGACTGCGGCGTGCGCATACCGCCGGAACGGCTGCAGATCATGCCGGCGGCGAAGCGCTGCGTGCGCTGCCAGGCGCGATTGGAAAACTGACACGGGGGAGAAGGATGCAAGCGATCAACTGGGACATCGCCATCAAGGCCGTCACGCTGCTGGTGCTGCTGGGCAACACCACTGCGACCTTCGTGCTGTTCCTGCGTCGCAAGAACGACGCCAGGGCGAAGGCGATGGAAGTCCGCCAGGACAAGTTCGACGAGAAGCTGGCGCAGCAGGGAACGAGGATCGGCACCGAGGTCGCCGATCGAAAGGAAGAGGCCGCGGCGATCAGGCAGCGGCTAGCGCTGGTCGAGCAAGGCATCAAGGACATGCCCAAGCACCAAGACCTGACCAGAATCAGCGATCGACTTGGCCTACTGGAGCGCGATGTCGGCTCGATCGACGCCAAGACCGATGGCATCAAGGAAACCGTCAACACCATCCGCGATTTGCTCCTGGAGAAGGGGGTCTGATGTCCAAGCACAAGACGCTGCAGGAGCGCCTGACCGAGGACCGGCGACTGTTCATCCTGCGCCTGCTGCAGGAGATCCCCGGCAGCCGGTCGAACAGCAGCGTGGTCGCCGACATGCTGGTGATGTGGGGCCACCACGTCAGCCGGGACTACGTCCGGACCCAACTGCGCTGGCTGGAAGAGCAGGAACTGGTCACCATCGAGGATCTGGACGGTGTGCTGGTGGTCACCCTCACCGAACGCGGTCACGACGTGTCCACGGGCGCCGCGGTCGTCGACGGCGTCAAGAAGCCGAGGGGCTGACATGGGTCGCCGTATCGGGAGCGTGGACCGCACGCCAGAGGAGATGCGCAAGGTCATCGACGGCGTACTGCGCACGAACCGCATGACGGTGGACGAACTGCGCCAGCACCTCGCCACGCTCTATCCCGAAGCGGATGTGCCGTCCCGATCGGCGCTGTATCGCTACAAGGTCAGCATCGAGGCGCTCACCGGCCGCATGCGCGACATGCAGATCGCCGCGCAGACGATCGTCGCCGACCTGGGCGAGAACCCGGACGACAAGGCCGGCGCGCTGCTGGTGCAGGCGATCACCGCGCTGACCGCGAACGCGGCGCTGGAAGCGAACGCCGAAGGTGCCGACGTGGGCATCGAAGACGTGCGCAAGCTGGCCCGCGCCACGCGCGACGTGATCAGCGCGCGCAGCATGTCGCTGAAGGAGCGGCAGCAGATCGAGGAGATGGCCCGGCAGAAGCTGCTGCGCGAGCAGTCCGAACGCCTGGACAAGGTCGTCAAGAGCGGCGGCCTGAGCGAGGAGACCGCATCGGACCTGCGTCGGAAGATCCTGGGGATCGGCTGATGGTGCCAGATCTGCTGAAGGCCGAACTGCCCGCAGCCGTCGCCGACGCGATCAACGGCAGCACCGATTCCGTGGCGCTGAAATACCAGCGCGAGTGGATCGCCGACGACAGCCCGCTCAAGGTCGCCGAGAAGTCGCGCCGCGTGGGCCTGACGTGGGCCGAGGCCTCTGACAACGTGCTGACCGCATCGAAGGCGCGGCAGTCCGGCGGCATGAACGTCTATTACATCGGCTACAACATGGACATGGCGATCGAGTACATCGAAGCCTGTGCCATGTGGGCGCGCGTGTTCAATGAGGCCGTGTCGGAGGTCGAGGAGGGCGAGGAAGTCTTCAAGGACGGCGACGACGAGAAGCACGTCAAGACCTATACGATCCGCTTCGCCTCGGGCTTCCGCATCGTCGCGCTGTCGTCGCGGCCTGCGAACCTTCGCGGCAAGCAAGGCGTGGTGGTGATCGACGAGGCGGCCTTCCACAACGACCTGGGCGAGCTGCTGAAGGCCGCGCTGGCGCTGCTGATCTGGGGCGGAAAGGTCCGTGTGATCAGCACGCACGACGGCGATCAGAACCCATTCAACGAGCTGGTCAACGACATCCGCGCCGGCAAGCGCAAGGGCAAGGTCCACCGCATCACTTTTCGCGAGGCGGTCGAGCAAGGCCTCTTCGGACGCGTGTGCATGCGAAAGGGCGTGCCGTGGAATGCCGAAGAACAGGCGAAGTGGATCGCGGACGTGTATGCGTTCTACGGCGACAGCGCCGAGGAAGAGCTGGACGTGGTGCCGTCGCAAGGCAGCGGCGCATGGCTGACCAGTGCGCTGATCGAGGCGCGCATGTACGACGCGCCGGTGTACCGCTACGACTGCCCTGAAGGCTTCGAGCGGTTACCGGATTCCGTGCGATGGGATGCCGTGCAGGAATGGTTGGATGCGGAGATCGCGCCCGCACTGGCCGCACTGCCGAAGGATGCGGACAGCTGCTACGGCCAGGACTTCGGCCGCAGTGGCGACCTCACCGTCGGCGTGCCCGCCATCATCGAGAAGGACCTTCGGCGCCGCGTACCGTTCACGTTCGAGCTGCGCAACATGCCGCACGCGCAGCAGCTGCAGGTGGTGCGCTTCGTGCTGCGGCGCCTGCCCCGCTTCCGCAAGGGCGCGCTGGACGCCCGCGGCAACGGACACGCGATCGCAGAATTCCTCGCGCAGGAGTTCGGCTGGGACCGCATCGAGCTGGTGATGCTGACCGAGGGCTGGTATCGCGAGCAGATGCCACCGCTCAAGGCGGCGTTCGAGGACGACGGCATTGCGCTGCCGCGCGACCGTGACACGGCCACGGACCTGCGCGCCGTGAAGGTGGTCAAGGGCGTTGCGCGGCTGCCAGACAAACGCAGCACCAGCAGTAACGGTGGCAAGCGTCACGGCGACGCCGCGATCGCGGTGGCGCTGATGCACTACGCCAGCCGCAACCTGAGCTATTCCTTCGAATTCGAGGCGGCCGGCGAGACCGCCGCCACCCTGACGGCCGCCGCATTCACCGGTGCTTCCGTGCAGATCACGGACGTCGGGTTCGGCGCCGTGTCTGGCCTCACTGATCTGGACGGTTACGCATGAGCGACGAGACCTACGAGAAGATCGAGACTCCGCAGCCTGGCTTGGAGATCGCGACCACAGGAGACGGCCGCGACATCACGCGGCCCTACATTGCCGGCATGATGGTGCCGAACGATCGCGTCCTGTCCGGGCGCGGTGGCGGCGATCTGCGGATCTACGAGCAGGTGCTGTCGGATTCGCAGGTGAAGGCGTGTCTCGAACAACGCCGCAACGCAGTGACGAGCTGCGAATGGGTCGTCGAGTCGGCCAGCGAACGCCGTGCCGACCGGAAGGCGGCCGACTGGCTGCGGGAGAATTTGCAACACATCGGTTGGGACGTGTGCACCGATCGCATGCTGTATGCGTCTTTCTACGGATTCAGCGCCGCCGAGCTGCTGTGGGAGGTGCGTGACGGCAAGCTGGGCTGGAAGGCGGTCAAGGTGCGTAACCGCCGCCGGTTCGGTTTCAATGCCGCCGGCGATCTGCGGCTGTTGACCCCGCAGAACATGATCGAGGGAGAGTCCGCGAAGGCGCCCTACTTCTGGCACATCGCAACCGGCGCCGACAACGACGACGAACCCTACGGACTCGGCCTTGCGCACTGGTGCTACTGGCCGACGCTGTTCAAGCGCCACGGCGTGGGCTTCTGGCTGACGTTCTTGGAAAAGTTCGGCATGCCCACCGGAGTCGGCGAGTTTCCTGTCGGCGCGACGCCGGCCGAGCGCCAGATGCTGCTGGGTGCGCTTCGCGCGATCCGGAACTCGTCCGGCGTGATCCTGCCGCAGGGCATGAAGATCGATCTGCTCGAGGCAGCCCGCAGCGGCAGCGCCGACTACAAGGAGCTGCACGACACGATGGACGAAGCGATCGCTAAGGCGATCCTCGGCCAGACCATGACCACCGACAACGGCAGCAGTCAGGCGCAGGCGAAGGTCCACATGGAAGTGCGGCAGGACATCGTCAAGGCCGATGCCGATCTGGTGTGCGAGTCGTTCAACACCGGGCCGGTGCGCTGGCTGACCATGTTCAACTTCGATGGCGCGGACCCGCCGCGGGTGTTCCGCGTGGTCGAGGAGCCCGAGGACCAGGACAAGATCGCCGACCGCGACGGGAAGGTCATCAAGTGGGGATTCCGCCCGTCGCTCGAATACGTCAGGCAGCAGTACGGCGACCACTGGGAACCGTCCGCACCCGCCCCGGAGCAGCCGCAGACGCCGCTCGCGCCGCCCGCCGCATTCGCCGCCGGCGACGCGATCGAACGTGGACGTGCGGCCGCGCAGGAGCGTCTCGACGTGGTGTTCTCGGCGGCCGATGCGCTGGCGATCGGCGCGCAGGAATACGTCCGGTCGCGTGTGCGCGAGCTGCAGGTGATCCTCGATGAGACCGGAGACCTCGCCGAGTTCGCCGCACGTCTCAACGAGCTGGCCGATGCTGATCCAGACGGCGACTTCGTCGAATCGCTGGCGCGCGGCGGCTTCGGTGCATGGCTGGAAGGCTACGCGCGGCGCGAGGGCTGATCGGTGATCGACGCCCGTTTCGATCTTGCGCCCGAAGAGGCCATTGCCTTCCTGGAGAGCAAGGGACTCAAGCTGTCGTTCGCCTGGCAGGACGTATGGGCAGCAGAGCACGAGGCCGCTTTCACGGTGGCGAAGATGGCAGACCTCGATCTGCTGGCCGAAGTCAAGCGTGCAGTGCAGGCGGCGATCGACAAAGGCGAAACGCTGCAGGCCTTCAAGAATGCAATCCAGGGGCAGATGGAGGCGGCCGGCTGGTGGGGCGTGCAGGAACAGCGCGATCCGGTGACCGGTGAGATGCGGCAAGTTGAGCTGGGCAGTGCGCGCCGGCTCGAAACGATCTTCCGCACGAACCTGTCGATGGCCTACTCCGCCGGTGAGTGGGCGCAGATCGAGGAAACTGCCGATGCGGCGCCGTACCTCATGTACGACGCCGTCGACGACAACCTGACCCGCGAGCAGCATCGGGCGTGGAGTGGCCTCGTGTTGCGCTGGGATGACCCGTGGTGGCAGACGCACCGGCCGCCGAACGGCTACAACTGCCGATGCTCCACCATCCAGATGAGCGCTCGTGACCTGAAGCGTGTCGGGAAATCCGGGCCGGACAAGGCGCCGCCGGTGCAGCGACGGGAATGGGTCAACAGGCGCACCGGCGAAGTGATGCAGATCCCGGTGGGCATCGATCCCGGCTTCGACTACAACCCGGGCGAGGGCCGTGTCGCGGAGCTGCGGCATGCCCTCGAAGGCAAGCGCAAGGCATTCGAGGCTGGGCGCTGATGGACACTTCGATTCGCATCGACGATCGCCAGGTAGAGATCCAGCTCGAGCGCCTGCGCGATGCGGTGCAGGGTCGCGGCTCCCTGGCGGCGATGCAGGCGGTGGGCCGCTACGGGAAGACCAGCACGCAGTTCCGGTTCCGCGACCAGAAGGGGCCGGATGGCAAGCGCTGGATTCCGAGCGAGCCGGCCCTCAAGCGCGGCGGGCAAACGCTGCGGAGGACCAATCGGCTGTTCCGCTCGCTGACCTGGCGCGCGACGCCAGGTGAGGCGAGCTGGGGTACGAACGTGGTCTACGCGCGCGTGCATCAATACGGCATCGCGACCATCGTCAAGGTCCGCCAGCACAAGCGGCGGGAATACATCACTCGCCCAGACGGCAGCCGGAGCCTGATCATGGTCGAAGTCCTGGCGCACGAGCGCCCGATGTTGATGCACCGGCGTCCGTACCTGGGCTTCTCCCTGTACGACCGCAGCGAGATCTGGGAGATCCTGCGGGAGCACATCCTGGAAGCGACGAAGGCATAGGGCCGCATCCGGCTGCTGCAGCTGGACGGCGGCTGGCGGGGCGCCGATCAGGCGGTGCCGCGGTACGGCAACACGCGGGCCGGCCGGCTCCGACTTGGGGTCGATTCCGGGGTCGATGGCGCCCCCGGCGGCGATTCCGGTCGTGCCGGGGGCGCCATGAGCGCCGTTAAACGGCCTTCAAACGGCCCACGGGCCGCGCCTGGGCGCAACGGGCTACGACGGGGCGCCCACAGCGGCCGGCGGACGCCTCAGCGCCGGATTTTCGGCGGGGCCTTGCGGCGACCGCCGCCGCCGCCGTAGGTTAGGGCCAGCCCCGGGTTCACCGCCGGGCAGCGACGAAGCACTTCGCCCGGACCGCGGCGGGTGCGCAGGCCAATCTGGCGGGCATGAACCAGCCCGCCGCCGCGATCACCCCGCCGCCCACCGTGCCCGGCCTCCGGGTCGAAGTCTTGAGGGTCGGCACCTTCCGCGACATGCACGGTCGCGACATCCCGATCACCCGCGACGACCTGACCGAGCTGGCCGCCAGCTACGACCCGGCCCGCTACCGCGCGCCGGTGGTCATCGGCCACCCCAAGATCGAGGACTGCGCCTGGGGCGTCCACGAGCGCTTCGAAGTGGACGGCGATTCGCTTTACGCCGTCGAGGGCCAGGTCGACGCGCAGTTCGCGGCATTCCGGGACGCGGGGCGCTACGCCGAGCGGTCGCTCTCGTTCTTCCTGCCGGATCATCCCAACAACCCGACGCCCGGGAAAAAGCACGTCAAGCACGTGGGATGGCTCGGCGCGGTTCCGCCGGCGGTGCCCGGCCTGCAGCGCTTGCAGGGCCGCGATCGGCTCGCCGCGTTGTCGGCCTACGACCCCAACGATCAGCACGTCGTCGCGCTGTCGATGCGCAACGACCGGCGCTGGGGCTTCGGCACGTCCGCGTCGCTGTTCCGCCGCGTGCGCGACTGGATGATCGAGCAATTCGGCCTGGAGAAGGCCGACATGGTCGTCCCCTCGTGGGAAATCGACTCGCTGCGCGAAGCGGCCGCGCCCGATCCCGAAAGCGACGCCCCCGCCTATTTCTCCCAGCCCGCGCCGGCGGCCACGCCCGCGCCCGTACATCAAGGCCCCGCCATGACCCAGCCCAACCAGCAGACCGTCGACCTCGCCGCCCAGCAGGCCGCACTCGCGGAGCGCGAGGCGCGTGTCGCCGCCCAGGAACAGAAGATCGCGGCCGCGGCGGCCGCGGCCGCGCGGACCAGTGCCGTCGAATTCGCCGATTCCCTGGTCGCCGATGGCCGCCTCCTGCCGCGGAACAAGTCGCGCGTCGTCGAGCTGATGCTCGCGCTGCCGGCGACGCAGGCCGTGGCCTTCGCCGGCGAAGACGGCGTCCAGCAGAGCAAGCCCGCCGCCGAAATCTTCCGCGAGCTGATGCTTTCGCTGCCGAAGCAGATCGACTTCAGCCAGAAGTCCGACGTTCCGGTGCCGGGCGAAGGCGGCGCCACGGTGAGCTTCTCTTCGCCGCCGGGAGCCCATGTCGACACGTCCGGGCTGGCGCAGCACGAGAAGGCGCTGCAGTACCAGCGCGCCCACCCCGGGACGGAATTCATCGATGCGGTGAGAGCGGTCGGCGGCTGAACGCCGCGCGCTGCGCAATGACATCGACTCCACGACCCATCACCTGAGCGATCACTCCCATGCAGAAGACCCCGATCCTTACCCTCACGGCCATCGCCGCCGCGGCGCTCGCCGCCGAACGCTTCGTCACCGCGAGCGGTGGATACCCCACTGCGCGCCAGGGTGCATGGGGTGCCACGACGACCAGCGCGAACAGCGGCGAAGTCGTCGCCGTGGATGTCCTGGGCACCACGATCGCCACGGCCGGCGCCGCATTTGACAAGGACGCGTCGCTCGCCGTCGGCACGAGCGGCAAGCTCGTCGCCGCCGAGAGCGGCGATGTGATCGTCGCGCGCGCGCTGGAGGCCGCGTCTGGCGACGGCGCCCGCGTGCAGGTCTTCCTGATCCCGAACGCCACGCCCGCTACCGGCAGCTGATCGCCGGGCGGCGCGCGCACAGCCACCGATCACTTTCCATATTCAGAGGCCTTTTCCCATGCCCGAGCAGAACCTTTCCCAGACGCGCGTCGTCGATCCCATCCTGAGCACGCACGCCCGCGGTTATCGGCAGGCGGAAATGATCGGGCATCTGCTGCTGCCCTATGCTGATGTCGGCATGTACGGTGGCAACGTGATCGAGTTCGACGACAGCGCGTTCGAGGTCTACAACACGGTGCGCGCGCCCGGCACCAACATCCAGCGCGTGATCTACGGCTACGCCGGCAAGCCCTACGCCATCGCCCCGAGCGGCCTGCAGGCGGTCGTTCCGCGCCAGCGGTTGATCGACGCCAATGCCGTCCCCGGCATCGACCTCAAGGCCCGCGGCGTGAACACGGTCCTGCGCGCCCATGCGCTGGCGCATGAAGTCCGCTGCGCGAACCTGATCCTGAACGACGCCAACTACGACGTCGACCACAAGGTCACGCTCGCCGCCGGTGCCGAATGGTCGAATGCGGGCTCCGATCCGGCCGGCGACATCGAGACGGGCAAGGAAGCGATCCGGCAGAGCATCGGCATCTACCCCAATACGCTGATGCTCCCGGCGGCGGCGATGAAGAACTGCCGCACGAATGCCAGCCTGCTGGATCGCGCGTCGTCGGTGAACATCAAGAAGATCAACCTGGACGCGCTGAAGCAGATCTTCGAGGTGGACAACATCCTGGTCGGCGCCGCCGTGGCCAAGAGCGCTGGCGTCAAGGGCGACGTGTGGGGAACGTCGGCGGTGCTGGCCTACGTCAGCCCCGGCGCCCAGGTGGACGCGAACATCGAAGAGCCGAGCTTCGGTTACTCGTACCGCATCCAGGGGATGCCGATGGTCGAGCCCTACCGCTGGGATGCGAATTCGGACAGCTGGGTCGCCACGGTCCACAACGACGCGACGCCGGTCCTCGCTGCGATGGGCGCGGGCTACCTGATCAAGCGCGCCGGCCTGTAATCGCGGCCCCACCGCACTGACTGCTGGCGGCACCCGTGCCGCCAGCTGCACAACCGAAGAAGGCCCAGCCATGACCGAACCGACCGACCTCTGCTATCCCATCCGCGAGCCTTTCAAGTTCCGTGGCATCGTCGTCAAGCCGCCCGCTTTCGTGCAGATGGGAAGCGAAGAGGCGAAGCCGTACATCGACGCCGGCGTGATCGGCGGCGAAGACGAAGCCTGCCTGCCGCCGGACGACGCGGAGCGGCTGGAGTCGGCGCGTCTGGAAGCGGAGCGCCAGGCGGCGGCGGACGACGAGGCCGCGCGGATCGAAGCGGAGCGCCAGGCGGCGGCGGAAGCCGAGGCCGCGCGGATCGAACTCGAACGCCAGGCGGCGGAGACCGCGAAGCGTGCGGGCGAGGACGGCAAGACCGCCAAGGACGGCGACACCAAGACCACCGCGGCCAGTACGCCTGCCGCGGCCGGTCGCGGTGGCCGCAACGGCGCCCGGTAACGGAGCCGCCACATGCCCTACGCCAGCCAGCAGGCCCTGATCGATCGCTTCGGCGAGTCGGAGCTGATCCGCCTGAGCGATCACGACAACACCGGCGCGATCGACGCCGGTGTTGTCGCGGGCAAGCTGGCGGATGCCGATGCGGAGATCGACGGCTATCTGGCGGGCCGCTACACCCTGCCGCTGACGACGGTGCCCGAGGCGCTGCGCAGGATCGCCTGCGACATCGCCCGGTACCACCTCTACGACGACCGCGTCACCGAGGCGGTGCAGAAGCGCTACGACGACGCGATCAAGTTCCTGGTGATGGTCTCCAAGGGACAGGTCCAGCTCGGCGTCGACACGGGCGGCAGCACGCCGCAGACCGGTGCCGCACCCGAGTACTTCGAGGGCCCGCAGGTCTTCGACGCGGGCACGCTGCTGGACTTCACCGGATGAGCCGCATCGGCGCGGCCGAAGACGCGATCCTCGAACGCGTGCGCGCACGGTTCGGCGCGACCTTGAGGCAAGTCGCGACGATTCCGTCGAGCTGGGACGAGGAGATGGTCAAGCGCATGCTGATCGGTGCGCCCGGCGTCTACCTGTCGTGGGGCATCCAGCGCGGCCAACGCTCCTCGGATCAATTCGCCGAGCTGACGTGTCTCTGGGAGTTCACGGTCATCACGGCGCACGAAGGCAAGGAAGATGCAAGGCGGCGTGGCGATGCCAGGGCAATCGGCGCTTACGAGATCGTCGAGCGCCTGATTCCGTTGATGCACGGCTGGGCCGTCCCGAATGAATCCAGTCTCGTCTTCGAGGCCGCGGACAACAAATTCTCCGACGGTAACGAGCGTCGCGGCCTGACGGTCTACGGCGTGCTGTTTTCGATGCCGATGACGATGGGCGATACCGACGAGGAGTTGAGCGACCTCGACCCGTTCCTGCGGTTCCACGCGGACTGGGACCAGGCGCCAGCCGATGGCCAGCTCGAAGCCCAGGACGAAGTCACCCTTCCCCAGGACCCGCCATGACCGACAAGACCATCCGTATCAAGCCCGCACCCGGCAAGGTCATCGTCCATCCGATCACGCGGCTGCGCGTGCCGGCCGACGGCGAGACCGTCGCCGAGTCCGCCTACTGGCTGCGCCGCATCGCAGACGGCGACGTGATCGCCGACGTGCCGCCCGTGCCGTCCTTGCGGAAGTCGCCCAGCCAGAAGCCCACACCTGCCGCGCGCGCGGCTGACGATTCCAGGAGCGATCCATGATCAGTTTCAACAGCATTCCGGTCGGCATCCTCACGCCGGGCGCTTTCATCGAGTTCGACAACTCGCGCGCCGTGCGCGGCTTGCCGGCACTCGCGCACCGTATCCTGGTGATCGGCCAGAAGCTGGCGGCCGGGACCGCGCCCGCGCTGACCGTCAAGCGGGCCATCTCCGCGGCGCAGGCCGAGACCGACTACGGTCGCGGCTCGATGCTGGCCAGCATGGTCGCGGCCGTGAAGGCCGCCAACCGCTACACCGACTGCTATGCGATCGCGCTGGCGGACAACGTGGAGGGCAATGCTGCCGAGGGCATCCTTTCGATCGCCGGCCCTGCCACGGGCCCGGGCACGCTGAACGTGTACCTGGGCGGCGTGCGTGTGCAGGTCGGCGTGACCTCTGGCCAGACGCAGCAGCAGATCGCGACCGCGCTGGCGGCCGCCATCAACGCGAACACGCAGCTCATGGTGACCGCGGTCGCGAACAGCGCCAACGTCGAGCTGACCTTCCGCCATGCCGGCGAGGCGGGCAACAGCTACGATCTGCGCGCGAACTACGCCTTCGGCGAGGCGTACCCGGCGGGCGTGTCCATCACGGTGACGGCCATGTCCGGGGGCAGCGGCAATCCCGACCTGGCTACGCTGATCGCCGCGATCGGCGACGACCAATACGACACCATCATCCTGCCCTTCACCGACGCCGCCGCGCTCAACGCGATGGACGCCGAGATGCTGCGCCGCTGGGGGCCGATGGTGATGCGCGAGGGGCACGTCTTCGCGGCCGTGAGCGGAACCGTGGGCGATGCGACGACGCTGGGCGACAGCCGGAACGGGCCGTTCACCACGATCATGCACGCCGGCAAGTCGCCGACGCCGCCGTGGATCTTCGCGGCGGTGACCGGAGCGGTCGACGCCTTCGAGCCGGACCCGGCGCGGCCGCGCCAGACGCTGCCGCTGACGGGATGCCTGGCGCCGGCGGAGACCGATCGCCCGACCCGCGAGGAGCGCAACACGATGCTCGGCGAGGGCATCGCGACGTACACCGTCGACGCCGCCGGCATCGTGCGCATCGAGCGCCTGGTCACGACCTACCAGGAATCGCCGTCCGGCGATCCCGACGTCAGCTATCTGGACGTCGAGACGCCGCGGACGCTGGCGTACATGCGTGCCACGATGCGCCAGCGGATCACTTCGAAGTTCCCCCGGCACAAGCTCGCGAACGACGGCACCGCCTACGCGCCCGGACAGGCCATCGTCACGCCGATGGAGATCCGCGCCGAGCTGCTCCACCTCGCGGCCGATTGGGAGGCCGCCGGTCTCCTCGAGGACTTCGAGCAATACCGCGCCGACCTCGTCGTGGAACGCAACGCGACGGATCGCAACCGCGTCGACTGTCTGGCCCCGCCGAACCTGGTGAACCAGTTCCGCGTGTTCGCCGGCCTCATCCAGTTCATCCTGTAAGGAGCCTCCCGAATGGCCGCCCAGAAGCGCCTCGGCAAAGCCGTCATCAAGATCGGCGGCGCCACCCTCGAAACCATGCCCGGCGCGACGCTGGACCCGGGCGGCACCTCCCGCGAGACGCAGGTCGGTGCCAACGAAGTCCTCGGCTGGACCGAGAAGCCGAAGCAATCGCGCGTCGAATGCACCGTGAGCGTCCGGGCGGGCATGTCGGTCGCGGATCTGCAGCGCACCGACGTCTCGCTGCTGTTCACGGGCGACACCGGCCAGGTGTGGTCGATCGGCCGGGCCTGGTGTACCGAGCCGCCGACGATCGACAGTGGCGCCGGCACGGCGCGCCTGATCTACGAAGGCACTCCCGCCGTGGAGGTGGGCTGATGGTCTCCAACACCGGCACCCTCAAGCGCGGCCTGAAGGTCGGCGACGTGGTCCACAAGGACTTCGTGCTGGCGCCCGACGTCACGGCTGGAGACTACTTCGCCGCCGAGGAATCCGTCGGCGCGCGCAACACGCTGCGCTTCAGCGCTGCCCTCGTAGCGCGGCAGCTGGTCAGCATCGGCGACTTCAAGGGGCCGTTCAGCGCGGACCTGCTCGCCAAGTTGTCGCCGGATGACCTCGGCATCCTGATCGCCAAGCGCGACGAACTGGAGCTGGCGGGAAACGTCGAATCGCCGGCCGAGCAGACCAGCTCGCCGGCGAAGCCCTGATCGCACGCAACACCGGCTGGACCCTGACCGAGATCCGCGCGCTACCACTCGCCGAGTTCATCTGGTTCATCGACTACTTCGCCGAAAACCCGAGACGTGTCTGACCTTCTGCTCCGCGCCCGCCTGACGCTCGATCCCCAGCAATGGGGATCGGGCTTGCGTGCGGCCGGCGGTCAGCTGAAGGGCTTCACGTCGCTGGCCCGCCGCGAAGTCGGCGCGCTGCACGACTTCATGAAGGGCACCGCGGGACGGATCGCGGGCCTCGCCGGCGGCTTCACCGCCGCCGGCGAAGTGCTGCGCTCGGCGAGGATGGACAAGACGCTGACGCAGATCGGCCTCACTGCCGACCTCTCGCAGCGTCAGGTTTCCGGCCTGCGTCGTGAGCTGTTCGCGATGGCGAAGGAATCCGGTCAGCAGATCGATGACCTGCAGCAGGGCGCAAGCAACCTGGTCGCCCAGGGCTACGGCCTGAAGGAAACGCTCAACACGCTCAAGGCGATCAATCGCGCGAGCCCGGTCACGGGTGCCAGCCCGGACACGCTCGCCGGCGCGCTCGGCGTCGCCAGTACCGCTTACCACCGCAAAGAGGGAGATGCCTTCGACCTGAAGGCCCCGCGCGCCGCAGCCGACATGCTGGACAAGATGGCGGTCGCTGGGCGCAAGGGCAACGCCGAGCTGGAGAACCTCAGCAGCATCTTCGCGCGCGTCGGCGTCAACAGCGCCAGCGCGGGCCTGTCGTTCGACAAGACGCTGGCCTTCATCGAGGGCTTGTCGCTGATCGAACGGCAGCCCGAACGCCTCGCCACGCTGGCCGACAGCACGCTTCGCCTGTTCACCAATGCCAAATATCGCGACGATGCGCAGAAGGCGACCGGCATCAAGTTCTTCGAGACGGATGGATCTCGACGCGACCCGCTGGTAGTGCTTGCCGAGATCAAGAAGAAGATGGACCGCCTGCGCACCGATGCGCAGCGCGAAGCCTTCCTGTCGCGTGCCTTCGGTGACGCGGACCTCGACACGATCAAGGGCCTGCGGACGCTGTTGACCGGCGACATGCTGACCAAGATCAACGGCTTTACGAGCGAAATCGGAAAAGGCACCGGCACGATCGAGCGAGATCTGCCGCGGGCCCTGGCCAATGCCGTCGACCAGGGCGGGCGCCTCAAGGCGACGCTGATTGAAGCCGCTGACCGCTTCGGGCAGCGCATCAACCGTGCATTGTCCGGCGGCATCAAGAAACTGCTCGACTCCAAGGCACAAGGCGGGATGGGCCTCAGCGGCGGCGAGCTGATCGCTGGCGGTGCGGCCGGGCTGGGGCTGACCTACGTGGGCGGTCGCGTCCTCAAGGGCGCGCTCGGCAAGCTCTTCGGCAGCACCGCCAGCATCGGCACGGGCGTTGCGATGGGCCAGGCGCTCGAGAAGGCCGGCGCCGCGACGCCGGTCTTCATCGTGGGTGCCGCGCCGGGTGTGATGGGCGGCGGCGGTGCCGGTGGTATCGGCTTGCCGACCGCGGCGGGTGGTGCGGCCGGTGGCGCTGCGACCGCTGCACGGCTCGGCGGCCTGCGTCTTTTCGGCGCACGCGCATTGCTTGCCGGCGGGTCGTCGGTCTTCGGCGCCGGCGGATTGATGAGCGCCGGTGCCGGCGGCGTCGCAACGACTGCAGGCGGCGTCGGGCTCGCCGCTCTCGGTGGTTACGGTGTCGGTTCGGCGGCCAACTGGGGAATCAAGTCGAACCGCTACACGCGCTCCGCCTTTTACACGGTCGCGGAACCTCAGTTCGCGATCTGGACGAAGCTCGCCGCTTTGCTCGGGAGCGCCGATGCGAAAGACCTTGACGCCACACGGCGACGTGCCGAGTCGGCGAAACTCGATGCGGCGATCAGCGTGCGTGTCACCGACAGCCGCGTGAGCGCTGTCGTCGAGCGTTATGCGGTCACCGGGATGACCGGGAACGTGACCACGAAAAGCGGCCCGGCCACCGGCCGCATGATGATGGCCGGAGGCGGGAAGTGACCTGGCGCGACCAGCTGCTGCCCGCATCGTTTCGGGGCGTCCGGTTTTCGGTGCGCCGTTCCAGCGCGGCATTCGGTCGGCGTGTGCTCGTCCACGAGTATCCGCTGCGCGATGATCCCTACGTCGAGGATCTCGGCCGCCGTGCGCGGTCGATGCGGATCGAGGCCATCCTCGTGGGTGAGGACTACCGCACGGACCGCGACGCGCTGATCGAGGCGATCGAGCAGGAAGGCCCTGGCAAGCTGGTGCATCCCTATTTCGGCGAGCTGACCGTCAGTCTCGACGAAAGCCCGGCCACGTTCGAGGAGACGACCGAACAGGGCGGTTCCGCGGTGGTCTCGTTTTCGGTCGTCGAGTCCGGCGAGGCCCGCTTTCCAGCCGCCACCGCCGCGACCAGTGACCAGGTCACGGCGAAGGCTGATGCGGCGGCCGCCGTGGCCGGTGATGGCTTGATCGACGGGCTGAAGATCTCCGGCATGCCTGCATTCGTCAGCGCGACCGCCATCGCGCAGATCGATCGTGGACTGCAATTGGCCGAGATCGCGCTGGGCGCAGCGACGGCCGGCGATCTGCGGTCGGCGGCGCTGGGCCTGATCGCCGGCGTGCGACCCGACCTGCTCGGCCTGTTGTCGAGCCCGTCCAACCTGTTCGCGCGGCTGCGGGGCATCTACGAGACCGCCCGCGAGGCGTTCGATCCGGCCGCCGGACAGCGCGGTTTCCTGCGTGCATCGCAGGACCTCCAGCCGATTACGCTCCCGGCGATCGCCACGACTCCGCAGCGCGAGCGCGAGCGCGTGACCTGCTCGCTGCTGATCGACACCGTGCGGACGCTGACGGTATGCCAAGCGGCGATCTGCTCGGCATCGGTGGTCTTCCCCGACTACAGCACGGCGATCGGCACACGCGACGAGTTGGTCGCCGAGATCGACCGCGTCTCGGATACCACCGCCGATGACCGCCTGCACCAGGCGATGGCGGACCTGCGCGCTGCGGTCGTGCGGGACATCAATCAGCGCGCCGCCGAATTGGCGCGCGTGGTGAGCTATACCCCCGGGGAAACGGTGCCGGCGCTGGTGGTCGCGTATCGGCTGTACGACGACGCCGATCGCGATGGCGAGATCATCGATCGCAACCGCATCGCCCACCCGGGCTTCCTGCCGGGCGGCCATGCGCTGGAGGTGCTGGATGGCGCATGACGTCCAGCTCACGATCGACGGCACCCGCTACGGCGGCTGGAAATCTGTGCGGGCCCGGCGCAGCCTCGAGGAGGCGGCGGGCAGCTTCGAGCTTGGCGTGAGCGAGATCTGGCCGGAGCAGGCCACGCCGCGCGAAATTCGGCCGTTCATGTCGTGCGCGCTGTCGATCGACGGCGAGACCATCATCACCGGCGCCGTGGACAACATCAGCACCGGCTTGATGAAGGGAGACCACTTCTTTTCGGTGACGGGCCGGGACAAGAGCGCGGACCTGGTCGATTGCTCGGCGCAGCACGCCAAGGGCGAATGGCGCAATGCGCGACTCGATCAGATCGCCCGCGATCTGGCCGCGGCCAACGGGGTCAGCATCAAGGTCGACGCCGACGTGGGCGCGGTGTTCCCGCAGTGGGCTATCCAGGAGGGCGAGAGTGCGTTCGACTGCATCGAACGCGCCGCGCGCATGCGTGGGCTGCTGCTGTTGCCGGATGGTGCGGGTGGCCTCGTGCTGGGCAAGGCCGGCACGGAGCGCATCCAGACGGCGATCGTGTTGGGCGGCGATGACGCCAACGCGCTGGAGTGCATCGTCTCCAACGATGCCTCGCAGCGCTATCAGACGTACATCGTCAAGGGCCAGCGCACGGGCACGGACACCGCATACGGATCGGCTGCATCGGCGATCAAGAGCACTGCCAAGGATGCCGGCGTCACCCGCGCGCGGACGCTGGTCATCATTGCGGAGGACGAGACCGATCCGGCAGGGCTCAAAAAGCGGGCCGAGTGGGAGGCGACGGTCCGTGCGGCGCGTGCGCTGACGGTGCAGGTCATGGTGCAGGGCTGGGCCCACCCTGGCGGCCTGTGGCGCATGAATCGCCTGGTCCCGATGCGGGCGCCCGCGCTACGCATCGAGCGCGACCTGCTGATCCGTGACGTCGAATACATCCTCGATCGCGGCGGTACGTTCACCCGCATGACGCTGACGCCGGCAGAGGCATACACGCCACAGATCGCGCCGAAGGCACGCCGGGCACCGCGCCGCAGGCGGACGCGCGACACCGGCGCCGGGGACGTCTTCTCGCCATGAACCCCATCCGCCTGTTGGTGAGCCGAGCCGTATTGGCCTTGATCAACGATGCCGCCAAGCTGCAGCGGCTACAGATCCAGCTCATGGCTGACGAGGAGCGTGGCGACGTCGAACGGTTCCAGGACTACGGGTTCACCTCGCATCCTCACAAAGGCGCCGAGGCGATCGCGCTGTCTGTCGGCGGATCGCGGTCGCACATGGTCGTGATCGCGGTCGAGGATCGCCGGTATCGCTTGGCCGGGCTGGAAGAGGGCGAGGTGGCCATGTACACGGACGAGGGCGACAAGATCGTCCTCAAGCGAGGCCGCGAGATCGAGGTCACCGCCGGAACGCGCGTGATCGTGGACACGCCCAACACCCTAATCAAGGGCAATCTCCATGTCGAAGGTGACACCACCTGCGACGGAGACGTGAGCGACGCAGCAGGATCGATGCAGGAGATGCGCGACATCTACAACGGCCACACCCATCCGGAAACCGGCACCACGACGAACCCGCCGAATCAGGAGATGACGTGACGGATTTGCGTCTCGACTACGACGCGGATGCGCAAGGTGCTGATCTCGTCGTCGCCGGCGGCCTCCTGCAGGTCGACGATGGCCTGCGCACGGCCGTGCTGATCAGCCTCTTCAGCGACATGCGGGCGGACGAAGCCGATGCCCTTCCGACCAACGATGCGGATCGGCGCGGGTGGTGGGCCGACACGTTCGCCGAGATCGACGGCGACCGCATTGGCAGCCGCCTCTGGTTGCTCTCGCGATCCAAGCAAACCGATGAGACGCTGGAGCTGGCGCGCGGCTACGCGCGCGATGCGCTGGCGTGGTTGATCGAGGACGGCATCGCGTCGTCCGTCGTCGTTCACACCAGCTGGCACGCGATCGGCGTCATGCGGCTGGATGTCGACCTGGCCGCTGCCACCGGTGGCGCTTCCGCGCAGCGCTATACCGTCTTCTGGAACGCCTCCTATGCCATTTGAACGCCCCACGATCGCGACCATCATCGAGCGCGTGACCACCGATCTGGAGTCGCGCGGGTTCGGCGCCGACACACGCGTTCGCCGCTCTGTCCTGTATGTCCTGACCCGCGTCATTGCCGGCGTCGCTCATGGCCTCTACGGATTCATCGCCTGGGCTTCGCGCCAGTTCCTGCCGGACACGCAGGACGATGAAGCGCTGGAGCGTTACGCGTCCATGTACGGGATCACGCGCCTGCCCGCCACCCGCGCAGCCGGCGACGTGGTGTTCACCGGCGCCAACGGTGTCGTGGTCCCGGCCGGTGTGCGCCTGCAGCGCGCAGACGGGTACGAGTACGAGACGACCGCCGAGGGCACGATCGCCGGCGGCACCATGACGGTCGCGGTACAGGCGATCGTGACCGGCGTCGACGGCAACGCGGATGCCGGCGTCCAGCTCGCCATCGCCGCCCAGGTGTCCGGCCTGGCAGCCACAGCGACGGTCGCTTCTGGTGCGATCGCCGGCGGCGCCGACGTCGAGAGCATTGCCGCCCTTCGTGATCGCGTACTGACCTTCATGCGCAAGCGGCCGCAGGGCGGGGCGGCGCACGATTACGTCGCCTGGGCGCTCGAAGTGCCGGGCGTAACCCGTGCGTGGCCGAAGCCGCATCTCAACGGGCTGGGCACGATGGGCCTGTTCTTCGTCCGCGATGGCGACGACGATCCGATTCCCAGCCCGGCTGCAGTCGCGGCCGTGCAGGCGCATATCGACGTGCTGCGGCCGGTCACGGCCAAGGACTTCACCGTGTACGCGCCGGAGCCGCTGGCCGTGGACTTCGAGATCCGCCTGCGGCCGGATTCGACCGCCAACCGCGCGGCCGTGGTAGCCCAGCTGCAGGACCTGATCCGCCGTGAGTCGGAGCCAGGGGGCACGATCCTGCTGACCCATTGTGCCGAGGCTATCTCCCTCGCCGCGGGCGAGTTCGATCACGACCTGATCGCACCGACCGACGACATCGAGGCCGGCGCCGGTTACATGCCCGTCCTGGGCGACGTGAGCTTCGTCCTGTGACGGCCGACGACTACCGCCGACAGATGCAAGCGCTGCTGCCACGCGGCTTCGCGTGGGCGCTGGCGCCCGCGGCATGGTTGACCCGGCTGCTGTCCGGCCTGTCGCCGGAGTTCGCACGCATCCACGGACGTGTCCTCGACCTGATCCGCGAGTCCGATCCGCGCACGACGGTCGAGATGCTGGCGGAATGGGAGCGCGCGCTCGGCCTGCCCGACAACTGCTCCAGCACGCTGGCCCCGACACTGCAGGCACGGCGCGACGACGTGCTGACGAAGCTCGTCAGCCTCGGAGGGCAGTCGAGGGCGTACTACATCGAGGTGGCAGCGCGGCTGGGCTACACGATCTCGATCGAAGAGTTCCGTCCGTTCCAGTGCGGCCGCTCGCAATGCGGCGCCGCGCTCTACTCGCAAGACTGGATCTGGGTGTGGCAGGTCAACGGCCCTGCCGTGACGATCCGGAACTTTGCCTGCGGTGAATCGACATGCGGCGAGCCGCTGCGCTTCTGGGGCAATGACGCGCTCGAATGCCGCCTCAACAGCATCAAGCCCGCACACACGCGGATCCTCTTCTCGTACCCCGACGCGAACCCGCCGCCGCCCGGCGGCTGATTCAGGAGCACACCCATGCAGCGCACCAACGCCCCTTACCATGTCGATAACCGGTTCACCGATGGCAACCCTCTCACGGGGCAGAAGGCGACCTACGTCGATGCCGCGATCATGAATGCTATCGTCGACGAGCTGGTCTACGTCATCGAGCAGGCCGGAATCACGCTCGAAGCGGGGAACAGTACGCAATTGCGCGCGGCGATCGTCTCCATGATCGCTGGCGGCGGCGAGACCATTACCGCAGATGCGGTTTCGATCAACGATGCCGGCGGCTATTTCCCCGGCCTCGTCAACGTCGAGGAGGCACTGCAGGCGCTCGGCGATTTCGTGCAGTTCGGCACCTTCTCTGCCGAGCGATCGCGCCGCTCGGTCATCCAGCTTTCCGGCTCCGCCCATCTGCTCGCTGCCGAGCACTACGAGCGGGTCATCGAGATCAGCCACACGGCCGCGTGCACGTACACGGTTCGCGCGGATGCTGACGTCGTGTTCCCCATTGGCGGCTCGATCACGATCTTCCAGGCGGGTGGCGGTCAGGTCGAGATCGTCCAGGCCGCTGGTGTGACGGTCCTGAAAGGGGCCAGCTTCAACCGGAAAACGCTGGAACAGCATTCGTCCGTGGTGCTGGTCAAGACGGGGGCCAACACCTGGCGCATGGGCGGCATTCTGGAGGCGGCGGCGTGATCCCTTTCCTGCTTCAGCACCGGCTCGCTGGTGCGGGTGAAACGCCTCCGACGGTGACGAACCCGCCCGACTGGAGCGGACTGACGTTCCGCAAGGTGGCCTATGCGCTCGCCGGCACGGTCACGGCCACCTCGAGCTTCACGATCAACCCGGATGGCAGCTGGATCGCAACCGATGGATCTGGCACGGTCGGCGGCTACTGGATCAATCCGCACGCCGCCGGTGTCGGTTCCGGCTACAAGGTGCAGTTCGTGGTCACCGGCAGCGTCGGTTCCGGCACGGTCGCCAATGGTGCATCCGGCATCGTGTCACTGTCGGCCGCGCGCTCGTTCAGTGTCCAGGTTTCGACATCTGTCAGCGGCACCGTCACATGCCAGCGCGCTATCCGTGTCGATATCTACGATGCGTCTGATGTGCTGGTCGCAAGCGGCTCCGCTACGCTGTACGCGACCGCCGAGAAGGGCACCTAAGAACAGAGCACCGGGTGCGCGCGGCAACGTGCACCCGGTGCTGCAGTACACGCGATCAGCCGCGTGCCATTCGCCAAGGCTCTGCTCCCCCGCGGGGACGCGCAGTCTGGCAGTCCAAAATCGCAAAGGCTGAGAACGTGCATTCCAGAACCCTGTTTCCCTGGCCGGGTGGCAAGACCCGGTTGCTGCAGCACCTGCTGCCGCTGCTCTCTGACAATCCGCATACCTGCTACGTCGAGGCCTTCGCCGGCGGCGCCGCGCTGCTGTTCGCTCGCGAGCCGGCGAAGGTCGAAGTGATCAACGACATCAACGGCGACGTCGTCACGCTGTATCGCGTCGTCGCCAACCATCTGGACGAGTTCGTTCGCCAGTTTCGTTGGGCGCTCACGTCGCGCGAGATGTTCCGGTGGGCCAAGCTGCAGGACGTGGCGACCCTCACGGACATCCAGCGGGCCGCCCGGTTCTTCTACCTTCAGCGGCTGACGTTCGGCGGAAAGGTAACTGGGCAGACTTTCGGTGTGTCGCCGGTCAGCCCAAGGCGGATCAACCTGCTCCGCATCGAGGAGGAGCTGAGTGCTGCCCATTTGCGCATGTCCGGTGTGGTCGTCGAGAACTTGCCCTGGGCCGATTGCCTCGACAGGTACGACACCGCCAGCACCCTATTTTTCCTTGACCCGCCGTACTGGCAGACGATCGGCTATGGCGTCGACTTCGGGATCGATCAGTACGAGCTGCTCGCCGACCGCCTGGCCAAGCTCAAGGGTCGTGCCATCCTGACGATCAATGATCACCAGGACATGCGGCGGGTCTTCGGCAGATTCCGCTCCAAGGCGGTGCCCATCAAGTACACGGTCGGCGGCGGCGGGGCGGCGGTTGCGCGCCGTGAGCGCATCTACCAGACGTAGCCGGGGCCCGCGTCGCGTTCCCCGAGACCAGCGCAGTTCAATCTGCCGCGCATGTGGACTGTCCCCGACCCTCCTGATGGCTTCATCTGGCGCCTGCTGGGCGGTCAGGACGGGCAAGGGCTGGCCGACCTTTCGTTGGCCAGCGGCGGGCTCGTGGTGGCCTCGGTGGTGCGCTGGGGCGATGGCTGGGCGTTCCTTCCCGGGCCGTGGCGCTCGAAGTCTGCCCGCGAATTCAGGCCCGCTCCGACCCGCGGCCGGGCCCTCTTCTGGGCCGGACGCTGGGCGGTGGCCCACCGGCCGGTGCTTGAGTTCTTGGACTACGGACCCGGCTGGCCCTCTGGTCTGGATGGCCCGTTCAGGTTGGCCGCCCCCCTTGCCCCTCCCGAACGCGGCCGCGTCTCTCCCGAGGAGGCTTTCTGGCGCCAGCACTACGCTTTGCGGCGCTGATCAATGGCCGTTTAAA